CCAACATCAGGTATAATTTCTAGGGCCTTAAAAACATCAACGATTTCTAACATAATTTCCTCTGGGTCAGTGAGTAGTTTGATTCTTTCCTTTAGAATTGCTACTCTAGATTTTCCCTTCGGTTCCATTCTGTGCTAGAAGTCGTTACTTGGTATTTATTTTTGAAAGGAGAATCTGAATGACTGAAGAAGATTTGATGGAAGCTGAGCAAGCATTCTGGGATTTTGTGGAACAACTTGCTGAAGAACATGAGGTTACAAGTGACTACATCATCTATGAGTTTATTCTGTAATCCCACTTGACTTCCAACACTTTTCACATTAAACTAAAGGAGTAATTTACAAGCAACAATGAAGTATCTGTATATCGTTGATTATCATGCACCATCAACTCATAGTGACGGTGGTTTACTAAATGTAATCGCGGAAAATGATGATGAATGTTTTGACCTGATTGCCGAGTGGGACAATGGTGAATGGGAAGAGCATTATGGTAAACTTCGAGAAAATGTAATGAAGGCATCGCAGTTCGCTCTTGTTGATGAAGAAGAATCCCGAGTCGTCGAAACTTTTACTGTGTGATGATTAACACTTCAATGAATCGCCTGGAATTTGATTTGAAAAAACAATACCAGGATCGTATCAGTCAACTTCAAGAGAAGATTACTGAACAGCAACATGAAATCCTAAGACTTCAAGAGCAAATCAAGTACATCTCTAAAGATAGATTTTATGACTGTTGAACTCCCAAGTTCTTTCATTCATTCTCCTCCCGATGGGTATTATTATGAACCAGAAGAGTTCAAACGTAACTTTATCAGTATTTGGTTATGTAACACTCGCAAGTTTGTCTATAATGGCGGTGCTCCTACAAGAACTATTCATTCCTTCTACAACACCAAATCTGGAGAATACTTCTCCCCCATCAATAGTAAGACAGTCGGTGCTCGTGTAAATATCACGGACACGCGGAACTATACCGCAATGCCGCTGAAACTAAACCCGCTGATGAGTTGTTTCTCATGACTTATGAACCACAAGTTAATGACTACGTTGTGTGGACGAAAGGTGTTGAAGGATGGGTTTATTTCAAGGATAAAGAATACATTACTATTGAGTATGTTGTTCGCCCAAAAGATGAAGTAAACTTTGAATGTTGTCCCATTCACAGAAACGAAAGATTACTTGTGATTTGTTATAATAGTCAGTGGAAAGAACTACAGTACATTAAGTCTCGTCAATCAATCTATGAAGAAACAGAAAACTGCTTGGCGATTGCTAGCGAAGTCCCTGGGTGAAAAGGCAAGTAAATGTGATAAAGAGGCGGATAGAGTAGCACTCATTCGCCTTATGATGTTTTTATCCATTCTTATCACTAACTGTTTTATTGTTTATGGTGTACTAAGAACTCATCACTACCCAACAGATAAGAATCAACGAACTGTAGTTGTAATTGAAGGTGAGGCAATTCCAGAATATCAACCTCCACCGAGAAGGGGTATCAATAGACCATTCGAGTTTGAATAATCTAAATACCTAAAAAGTATTAGAAATGAAAACTTTCCGCCAACTATCTGAAGACTTAGCACAGAGAAGACAAGAACTTCAGCAAAGAAGACTTGACCAGATGCAAGCACAGAAGGAGAGAGTTCAAGTGCAGAAAGATGCCCAACAAGAAAGAATTGAAAAGCAAAGGGAACGTGAGCAACTCAAGAAAGAATTGAAAAAGGAATTGCAATTAGAGCAAATTCCTACAACCAAACCTACTTATTTTAATCAACAAATTGCAAAGCGTCAGGCAATACAAAAGTCTGTTCAAGCTAGACACGTGCAACAAGAAATTGGTGCTGAAGCAAGAGCACAGCAAGCACAAAAGAGAGCAGAGATGAAAGCGATTATGTCTCGCGATTGAAACTGGGCCCCTGAAAGTGTACTAATAGTGTAAGCATGAATGATTTTATGGACTGCTTTGATGACATTCAAATTGAAGAAACCTCAGGATTTGATTTCATCGAACAAGACTTAACCGACCTCATTGAAGAGGAAAACAACTTCAATATGAAAGATTATCTCAACAGCAACTACGATTATTGATTATGACTGAAACTGTAAACGTGCTCTCTCACCTGAACGAACTGAAAGAAACTTATCGTCGTCAAGATTTTAAGTTTACTCCTGCTCAACAGGAACAATACGACATTCTTTTACAAGCACGTCGAGAACGAGTAAAATGGTTCTATGAAACAGATCGTGTATGTAAGATTAGTAAATCTGCACAAGACAAACTAAAGGAAGATAACTAACAAAAGGCAAGGTCCAGTTGAGAAACTGGACCTTTTCTATTGACTAAATACCTGAAAGGGTCTATAGTCAAGAAAGATGAGAACATTTGCTGAGTTTATGGTTCTTACTGAAGCATCCTATGACGCTAGCGTTATGGGTTCATCACAAATCCGTCGCGGTGGTGATGGACAAAAGGTTGGTGCAGAACGCAAGAAGACTGCTCCTGAAATGAGAAGGATGAAATCAGTTAGGGACCCCGAGACTGGTAAAGTTAAGCGAGTTCCTGTTTCTTACAAAGAGAGGAAAGATGTTGGTACTCAAAAACCAGCATCTTCCCGTGTCCAGCAACCTACCAAAGAGCGCGGAAGTGCTGAAGTTAAGCAATCTTATGCTGAAAAAGTAAAGGCAGAAAGAAGAAAAGCAGCACAGGCAAGAATTACTGCAAAGAAATCAGGACAAACTCCATCAGCAGAGAAACCAAAAGCAAAAGAAGCAGAGAAAGCAGCAACTAAACTTCTCTCAAAGAAAGCACCTGAGAAGAAAACTTCTGGAGAGAAAGAAGACCATATGATTAAGGGTTCACTACTTCCTAAAGGTGAAAAGAGACCTTATACTAGAGATGAGAAGAAGAGAATTGTAAGAACTGGTAAGAGACTGCAAGCAGATTTGCAGAAAAAGAGAGAAAAACCAGCAAGCGAATATCAATCCTCACTCACCCCAGGCAAATAGTAACTGGGCCCCTGAAACTGTACCAGTAGCATAAGCACTGCACCTTTATAATGAAAGTTTCCGAAAAACCCCAAATCATCAACGGCATGGAACACATGGTTACCACTGTTGATGGTTTGGACCGAGTGGAAATCAACAACAAACTTCACTATCTTGGCGACCAACTCATGAAACTTAAGATGGAACAAGACCATCTTATTCAAATGAGAAACATGATTGACCGCAAGAATGAACTGAGTGAAATGAATGACTTGTTTGATGAAATGTTCGGCGGTTGATTAACTGCCCACCAGCACGCTTAGATTGACCTCTGAGCGTGCTATTTTTATGTTTAGGTATCAAACCACTGAAAACGATGAGTTACATTCAAATCCCTGATTATGTGTTCGATAGCATCCTCAACACTCTACAGAGAGGTTATGATGTATGTGCGAATGTTGATTATAATTCTGATGAGATAGAGAAGTCTCCTTGCTATGCAAATGGATACAGTCATGCTATAATGAGAAGTGTGATTGAAGACCTTCAGAGATACAAAGAGAATAGTAACTGATACTGGGCCCCTGAAACTGCACCTATAGTATGAGCACCAACCCTATGCAAATCCAACTTCGCCCTCACCAGGAACGTGGCGTTGCTGCTATGCAAAAGCACAACAAAGGTCAAATCATTGTTCCTACTGGTGGCGGTAAGACTCTGAAGATGATCTATGATTGTTTGCGTGAGTTGCAGTCTGAAACTCCTAAGACCATTGTAGTTGTTGCTCCTCGCATTTTGCTTGCAGAGCAACTCTCTGCTGAGTTTCTGGAGTTCATCACCAACGCTAAAGTCTTCCACGTGCACTCGGGGGAGACGCATCATGAGTCCTCTACTCGCCCTTATGAGATTCGCAAGTGGGTTGAAGCAAATGCCGACAATCATCGCCTGATTGTAACCACCTACAACTCTCTGTCGCGCCTTCAGGTAGCAGAGATTGATGTGGATACCATCTACTTTGATGAGGCACATAATTCTGTTCAGCGTCACTTTTTCCCTGCAACTGAGCACTTTGCTGCTAACGCACGTCGCTGCTACTTCTTCACTGCTACCCCCAAACATTCCCTTGCTGTGGGTAAACCAGGCATGAATGATTCGGCAGTTTACGGTCAGGTAATCTGCAAAGTTCCTGCTCCTGAACTGGTTGCTGGTGGGTTCATTGTGCCCCCTAAAGTTATCGTCAAGCAACTGGAGATGGTACAGAGCAAGCAAACCAACTTTGACCGCGACGCTGAGAATCTGCTGGAAACGATTGATGACAACGAAGTCAGCAAGATTCTGATTTGTGCTAAGGCAACCAAGCAGATTGTTTCGCTGGTTTCTGAGACTGACTTCTGTTCTGAGTTGGAGTCTCGCGGTTTCTCTTGGATGTACATCACTGCCAAGACTGGTGCTGTGATTGACGGCAAGAAAGTGAACCGCGAAGTATTCTTCGACACTCTATCTGCCTGGGGCAAGGACAACAACAAGAAGTTTGTTGTTCTGCACCACAGCATCCTGGCTGAAGGTATCAACGTCAGCGGTCTGGAAGCGGTACTTTTCCTGCGTAACATGGACTTCATCGGTATCTCCCAGACCATCGGACGTTGCATCCGACTGCATCACGATGACGCCAAAGGTCTTCGCGATGGTAGCATCCAACCTGGCAACCTGGGACAATACACCAAGAGTTTCGGACTCGTGTGCATCCCTGTGTATTCTAAGGTTGGTATCACCACCGCCAAGGCAGTTCAATCGGTTGTAGACACCATCTTTGTTCAGGGAGAACCTGCCATCAGCACGGTTCGCAGGTGAGTCTCAATGAGAATGCAGTGGCCATCAGGGGTCAAAACCTGATTTTTCTGCATTTTCGCTGGGGACGACCTAGAACCCATCCACTGCAACGAAATTCACGATTTATTGGAAAGTGTAACTTATGGACGGATTTACTGTCGGGAAGAATATGGAATATGCAGCCGTGCCTTATGGACGGCAACTAATGATAATCTATAATGGAGAGCAACTGAAAGTGTGTAGGACTGAAGCATCTGCTAGGAAGTTCATTGATGACCACAAGAAAGGCAAAAGCACTGCTAAGTTGCCCATTGATTGAAACTGGGCCCCTGAAACTGTACCTGTATTATGAGCACCACAATTATGAGAAAACTCACCACAAATCAAGTATTTGGCAAACTGAAAGTAACCGACTTCAGTGTATTTGACAAACCTGGAAAGAACAAAGGTGCTCGCGGGCAACTGTTAGAAACTGTTCTCGGTGTTCCTAACTCTTCTGACCTCAAAGATCTAGAGGATGGAGAGATTAAGACTTTCACGGTTGGTGAAAGCATTGCTGCCACACAGTTGAAGCATTGCCTATCTGAAATCATCGAAGATTCTGTGTCTTTTGATGATAGTAAAGTCGGGCAGAAACTGAAGCAAACTCTGTATGTTGGTTTCACCCGCTCTAACGATTATGTGGGTTGCGCTGTTCTGAATGAGGAAACTCATCCCGAACACTATCAGGAACTGCGTGAGGATTATGAGTTCATTTGCAACAGAATTCGTACACTTTTCAATGCTGGCAAAGAACTTTCGACCATCACTGGACCTAACGGATTGCTGCAGATTCGCACGAAAGCATCTAAAACCAACGGTTACTATACACCACTGACCTTTGCAGATGTGACTCTAAAGGATAAGGGAATGGCATTCTACCTGTGTGGACAATTCGGACGTAATCTGTTCTGACATCAGTATAGTGATGGTGGAATAATGGACAAAAAAGAGTTATCCAAGTAGAATGTCCTAGAGAGGGGTGGAAACCTGGAATGAAATTATGAATAAGACTTTTCTGAAGTGGGCTGGAAATAAAACAAGGGTTCTGCCCCATCTTATTCCCCATATTGGTTGTCCAAAGCGTTACTGTGAACCCTTTGGTGGCAGTCTTGCTGTAGCATTGAATACTCCTGCGGAGCAATACATCCTTAATGATGTGAATAAGGATTTGGTTGCCATCTACCAAAATCTTGTAGATACAAACGATGATAACTTCATCAAGTATTGTGAGGAACTATTCACTCCAGAGAATAACACAAAGGAAGGATATCTTGATTTAAGACAACACTTTAATCAAGCAACAGATTCAACTGAGCGAGCACGACTGTTTATCTACTTGAATCGTCATTGCTTTAATGGATTGTCACGATACAATAGTAAAGGAATGTTCAATGTTCCTTTCGGCAAGTATGATAAACCAATGTGCCCATCTGAAGAGATGATGAACTTTAGGATGTACTTCCTCACCAAACAACTGGTAAGGTTTACATCACTTTCTTTTGAAGATCCATCTCTTTATGAAGACTTAGAAGCAGGTGACGTTGTTTACTTTGACCCACCATATGTCCCTGCCTCGGATACTGCAAACTTTACAAATTATGCAACTGATGGATTCACTCATGACCAGCAGATTGAATTAGCACAACTTGCAGAATCTCTTGCTGCAAAAGGTATCAAAGTAATCATATCAAATCATAACACTCCAGTTACACAAGAACTCTACAAAAATGCTACAATCCATTCGATTCAGGTAACTAGGACTATCGCAGCAAAAGGTGGTAGTAGGAAGAAAGCAGAAGAACTCATTGCAGTCTATTGAAACTGGGCCCCTGAAAGTGTACCAGTAGTGTAGTTCACACGGTCCGCATGACCCGCACCCGTAAGCAAACCGCAAATGTTGCTGCTGAAGTGAAAGTTCCCCAAGTTCTTATCACTCGTCAGCAATACATTCAAGACATTAAGGTTCGCTGGGAAATCCATCAGTATGAAGTCAACAAACTTCGTGAAGATGTGACTAAGTTCACTACAATGATTGCTCCTTATGTGAAGCAAACCATTGATTATGTGACTGAAAAGTATCAACAACTGTCTACTCAACGAGTAACTGCTTGATGGTACAATGGGCACTCTTAATGAGTGCCTTTTTTATTGTGAACGTAACTGGGCCCTTGAAAGTGTCCCTATAGTATGAGCACCAAACCAATGCAGAACAAACATCTGAACCATCCTGAAGATGAAATCCTGACGGGCAATCTGTCTGTTCTGGATTGGTTCTCCGCTGATTCTACCATCAGTGTAAAGATGGACGGTGCTCCGGCTGTAGTGTTTGGAACTGACCCTGAGACTGGTAAGTTCTTCTGTGGGACAAAATCAGTTTTTAATCGTAAGAAAATCAAGGTAAATTACAGCATTGAAGACATTCTCCGTAATCACGGTAACACTCCTCGCGTTGCAGAGATTCTTATTGCCTGCTTCAACAATCTCCCCAGGATTGATAACATCATTCAAGGTGATTTCATCGGATACGGTGGAAACAGCACTTATTGCCCCAACACTATCACCTATCACTTTTCTGATGTAGTCAAAGAAGCAATCATCTTTGCTCCTCATACGACCTATTCTGGTGCAAATCTTCGTGAATGTGTTGCATCTTTTGGTGCATCAGTTCCTGAGTGTGAGAATGTGAAATGGGTGCAACCGAATGCATCTATCTGTCCTTATCGTGAGGATATTGAAGATGTGTGTAAGTTTGCAAAGCAAATGAGCACACTGTGTGAGTTCGT